GCTACCTTTGGGGGTCTACTAGGGAACACCTAGTAGATCCTATTAGTCCGATAATAAGTAGAAGTTAAAGTTCCTCTTTTTGGAGGTTGTATGCAAGCACCACAAGAAATGACAGATGATTTTAGAAACCACCTATGGGCCTGTTTTAAGTACCTTGGGCTTGGAGAACCAACTCCACTACAGTACGCTATGGCAGACTATATGCAAAAGGGACCAAGGGACTTTCAACTTCAGGCTGGTCGTGGTGCAGGAAAATCTGTAATCAATGCTTGCTTTGCTAGTTGGAGATTATTAACAAACCCAAATAGAACTATTATGGTTATTTCTGCAACTAGTGATAGGGCAATTAAATTTATTTCTCAAGTAAGAAAAATATTAGATGTTGTTCCTTATTGTGAACACTTAAAACCAAAAGAGTTTGATAAGGATAATGCATTTGGTTTTAATGTTGGTTGTAGAACTATCTTTGGTCAAGACTTATCTTGTTATGCTAAGGGTATTACTGGTCAGATAACTGGTAGTCACGCTGATGATATTATTGCAGATGATGTTGAGATTGAAGAAAATGCTGATACTCCGGGAGCAAGAGATAAACTTTTAAATAAACTTGCAGAATTAGAACAAATTAGAAATAACACACCAGATGGTTGTATTAGAATTCTTGGTACTTTCCAATCAACTGATAGTATTTATGTTAAACTATCTAATTCATATCCAATTATAAAGTTTCCAGCTATTGTTCCAAATCCAGATATTCCGGGTGAAATAGAAAACTGTGCAGAGTATATCCTAAAGTTGGACCTAGAAGTAGGAGAATCAACGCAACCTGAAAGATTCCCTATAGAAGTTCTTAAGTCTAGAGAAGCTAAGATTGGACCTAGGTTATTCTCTTTACATTATAAATTAGATCCTACTCTTAGTGATAGAGCTAAGTATCCACTTAAGTTAGAAGACTTAATAGTATTAGATGTTAATCCTGAGTTATTCCCAGAAAAAATTACATGGGAAAAACGAGTTGTTAAAAAAATAGAATCATATGGTATTAATGGAGATCTTCTTTATGAGCCTCAATGGGTTAGTCCAAACTTTATTCCTTATACTCAAACAACTATGTTTGTTGATCCTAGTGGTCGTGGATCAGATGAAACAGCTATTTGTGTTGCGTCATTTGTCAATGGCTATGTCATCATACATGAATTGCTTGGTTTGCAGGGAGGATATGAAGAAGTATTATTAAAAAAAATTGCAAAGTTAGCTTATGATTATGATATTAAATTAATAAGAGTAGAGTCTAACTTTGGTGATGCTATGTACTGTAATTTGCTTAGACCTATTGTTGCAGAGATTTGTGGTCAAGTTGCTGTTGAAGATTTTAGAGTTAGTGGTTCTAAAGAAAATAGAATTATTAGAAACCTAGAACCAATAATGGCAGTTCATAAGTTAATATTTAATACAAAAGCCATTAAAGATCCTGAAAATCAAAAACAAATAACACGAATTACAGAAAGAAAAGGTAGTTTAAAACACGACGATAGAGTAGATATTCTTTCTAGTGCTGTTGCTTATTGGCAAGATTCTTTATCTATTAACCCAGATCAACAAATTGAAAAAAATAAAGAATTAGAATATAAACAAACAGTTAAAGATTGGTTAAGCAATAAAAGAATTCTTGGGTTAATAGGTGAAAAAGTAAGCGGTGCTATTTTAGTAAACGGATCTACTAACTTTAAAAATAAAAACTTTCCAAAAGTTGTCAAAAGGAGATTAAGATAAATGGAACCAATGTCAATGTTGGCTGTAGGTGGAATTCTTGGTGGTTTATCTTTTGGTTCTAGTTTATTGGGCGGCATTAGTCAAATGCAACAATACAATGCCCAAATGAAACTACAACAAATGCAAGCACAAAACGCAAACTTCCAAAGACAATGGCAAGTTAACGCAAACAATAGAGCTATTACAAGACAAAATCTTAATAGAAGTATTAATAATAAACTACTAGAAGGAAGAGCTATAAAAGAAAAAGCTCTACAGGAAGTATATTCTAAACTTGGTTATGATAATTCTAAAAGTCAATTCAGTAAACAAACTAATCAAATTAATTCTGCTTTATTATCAAGTATATCTGGAAGAAATATTTCAGCTTCATCTGGAACAGCAAAAGCTTTATTAAGACAAAATCTTTTAAATGCTAAAGAAAATATGATTAGTTTAAGAATTAACTATGCAAACAAAATGCGTGATATTGATACGGCTTATGATAATATGCTAGCTCAAAGAGATTTTAATTACCAAGAATTACAAGTATTTTTACCGGGAGATACTTCATCAATCCAAGGAAATATGGGTACTATTATTGCTCAGTCTGCTTTAGGTGGTCTACAAGCCGGTATTCAAGGTGGATTACTATATGGAAGTATGGCTGGTGGTGGTGGTGGTATTGATATTGGTGAAAGTACAACTAATTGGAATCAAGCATCAGCTATTGGTGGTTCAGCAATGGGAATTGCTTAAGAAAGATTAAAATGAATACAGATAAATTATCTAAACTACAACAAATAGCTTCTGGTAGTCAATATGCTACAGCTAGTTCATATGACAATTCTGAAAAAATTAATAATGAGTTTTTAAAACAAAAAATTAAAGCTATTGTTAATAGCACCAAAGCTATGTATAAAAACAATACATTCCGTGGTTTTGAATCTTTTCAAGAACAAACTAAAAACATACCATTAGTAAATGATGAAATTAAAGAGTGGTATTGGAATACTTATTTAAATTATGATGAATCGTCTAAAGATAAAGTAAAAGAAAATTTAATATCAAATACTGAAGTTGATTTAGAATCTTTAGATACAGCAGTAAAAAAAGAACACTACTTAAGAGATAAAGTTTCAAGATGGCCTAAGTGGTTAGTAGAAGAATTTAAAGATGATTTACAAAACTTCTCAACAAAAAACGCACACTCTAATTTAAATAAAGCAAAACTTTTATATCAAGATGATTTATCAAAAAGATTATTTGAACTAAACGATCAAGATTTAGATCCAGATGTTGGTGAGTCTGTTCATATTACTGATATGTTAAAACTTGAAAAAATGAATTTATTAGATGTAGCTAAATCATTTAACGGAAGACTTGGTGTTATGGGTTCTAATAAAGAGTTTATTTTAGCTAATGATTTAAAGGATATATCTGAAGTTTATAAAAATAGAAATGCCCAAACACCATCAATAGAAGAACAATTAGTTATAGATGAACTAGCACCAGATTTTATTTCAAATCATGTAAAAGCAAAACTTTTAAATCAAAGAGAAAAAATAAATCTTGATAATAAAGTTACAGAAGCTTTAGCTGCTAACATATTAGAATCTGGTTCATTATCTAGAGATAAATGGAAAGAAGCTTTTTCATTATTTGATAAACCAGATTATGAACAATTAATTCAAAGAGCAATAGTTGGTGAAATAAATGCAGGAAAAGTTTACTCTGATGAAGAACTAGTAAAAACAATATGGTCATCTATAAATGAATATAAAGATTATTTTAATAATACTTTAGACGAAGGAAACAATAATGCCACCAACTCCTGAAAATTTAATTATTAACCCACAAACAATACAAATACAAACACCACAAGTACAAGAACAAATAGCACCACAACCAGAATATCAAGAAGCTCAAGTTTCAATGCCAGCCCCACAACAATGGGTTGGTGCTGTAGATTATGGTTTTGATTGGGCTGCTGTTGGTTCTAAAGGTCTTGAAGTAGCTGGTAAAATATATGAATCACTACTACAATATTCACAAAGAAGAAGAAAAGAATATGCTCAAGATGATATGAACAATATTCAATCTATTGCTGTTGAAAAACCAGACCCAACTTTAAATGCTTATGGTCTTGAAAACTTCTATAAAAGCCAAAAAAACAAACTAAAAACAGCAACACGAAATGCTTTAAAAAAACAAGGATTTAGTGAAGAACAAATTATGAGCATGCTTCCAGAAAATGGAAAGCCAACTCTAAATCCATCAGACTTACAACTACCGTCTAGTGACATGGAAAATTTGTTACAGTTAACTAGATATAACACGCTTACTGATCAAGAATTTTCTAATTCAATAGCAAAGTATAATAATGAAATTTTTGAAACAGCTTATGAAAACTTTTTAGATAGTGGAATTAAACAATTTGGTGCTACAAATCCAGATACAACACCGGCAGATTTAATTGCTAATTATACAGAAGTAAAACAAAGATTATTAGATGCTACTAATAATAAACAAAATAGAGAAGAAATTGCTTTTAGAGCTATTGACGAATACCCAATAACTAATTCCTTAATAAGATCTGTTGAAAATGTAGATAAAAAGTTAGCTGTAGTAAGAGAAAAACAAACACAAGCAGCTTTTGAATCTTTTTGGGAAGGTGAAATATCAGAAGATGCATTTATTGATACAGTTCTTAAATTACAAGAACAAAAGAAAAAAGATTTATTTGCTATAATTTCTAGTATTGATCCAACTATTGATGTTGAGTCTACAATAGAACAAAGAAATAAAGAACGAATTAATGAAAAACCAGATGTAGCTTTTGAATTAAAAACAGCAAGAGTTTCTAGTATAGATCAAAACATTGTTGCTTTATCTGAGCAAATACAAGAAGAAACAAATATCAGTAAAATTACAGAACTACAAACACAACAACAATTTTTAGTTAAACAAAGAGAAGGTTTAATAAAAGATATTGTAGAAAATACACCAAAGGTTTTATTAAACCAATCAAATCAAAGTTTATATTTAAACTTAAATAAACAGTATAACGAACAGGTGTCAGCAAGTGCTGAAGAACAAGTAAAACAAATTACATCACAGACAGTATCTCAAAATATCGTTAGATATAACGCACTACTTAATGAAATCCAACAAACAAGAGAACAAATACAGGATTTTAAATCAGCAACAAAAACAAATAGAGTACCAACAAAACAAAAGTTTTTAGAACTAAACGGTGTTTCTACTGAAAATGGATTAACAAAAGCGCAAAGAATTGTTTATAGTATTTTACCTGTAGATGATAATGAAAAAACAGTACTAAATGATCTTGATGCGGCTGGATCAATGAATTATTTACAAACCATTGCTATAAAAAAATCACTAGAAGAAGCTGGTATTTATGTAGATAATAAAGGAAATCCTATATTTGAAAATGAAGCACAAAGATTATTTTACAACCATGTCCTTGACATAAAAGCCGCTGGTACTAAAAATACAGGTGTTCAGTTAGAAGTAAAAAATCAAATAAACCAAAACAATCAAAGTGTAACTGAGAATAATAATCTAATTAGTCTTGCTAGTGGTGGTTTGGGTATGTCACAGGCTGATGTTTCAAAGGTACAAGAAACAGCTATAACAAAAGTTTTTACTGAACAAAACCCATCACCAACAACAATAAATGCAGTATTTAAAAAATACGCCAGAAGCGGGGCATTAACTTTAGCTTTTAATTTAAACAGCAAAATTGGCCAAGAACGCTTTATGGAATTAGCGTTACAAAACTCAGAAGGGTTTGATAGATTAGATTTAGTTAGATACTCACATCAAGTAACGCAAGATGCTTTAACTATGGGTACTAATAATACTGATAGAGAAAGCTTATTAAAACTTAGTAGATTTTTAAATTTTACTACACTAAAAATTCCCGGAGGAACACAACAGGAAGTTGATGTTGTAACAAAAGTTAATCCACAAGTATTTGTAAATGAGTTTGAAGCTTTTGAAAATAGATATCAACAAACACTAAGAACATTAAACTCAGGAGTAGCAGATAAAGATTTAATTTCTGTATATCAGGCGGCAGTTTCTTCATACGGTTCTGGAAAAGGACTTACTGTTGGAGGAAATAAACTATGGGATGTATTAAATAAACACCCACAATTTCAATCTGCTCTTGAGTTATATTCAGAACAACTAGGAAAAGATTTTTATTTTGATACAACTCAATTACAGTATATTGTAGAAAACTCAAACGATCAAGATGATATCTTAACCCCATTTGTTATTGCTCAAGTAACAGCACCACAAGGATCTACACCAGAACAAATCGTAGAACAAGCAATGGCTATTTTCCCAATGTATGGAAATAGACTAGGAAAAACAATAGGGGCTGATAATACTATTGTTCCTATTGTTACAAAAGATCCACATGGTAAACTACAGCACAGACCCGGTGATGTTTTATCTCCAAGACTTGGAGATTCAGAAATATCAGTAGATCCTGTAATTGCTACATCAAGAACTTATGAGTCTTTACAATACGGTAAAATACCAAATACAGTATATAAAGAAGGAAAGCAAAATTTTCCAGAA